AGATTCTGATACTAAGCCACAAGACACAGTTGCTTAACCAACATAGATTGATGAAACTTCATTAAAATTTCATCTTAGATATCGTTTAACGCCAACATACCGTGAGTAATATACCTATGAACGGCGAACAAGCGAAGACAATTTAATACACTGGATCGGGCGCCGAGAGCTTTACATACTCCGGCGTCTTTTTTATTTGCGCGGATGGCCGCTATTTATTATTCTTAACAGCTTTATCTATTACATAACATAACACAAAGGACTTATATAACAATATGAAACTATCTTATCTTATACCGACTACAGAATACCTTACTAAAGAAGAAGAAAAAGCTCTCTTTAAGGAATACCACGAAACACCATCTCTAAGACGCAAGAAACAAATTAAAGAAGACTTAGTATTAAATCAGTGCGGACAAATTATTAGTATTGCATCCATATATAAGAACGTCGACGATATTGAGGACCTATTTCAAGAAGGCATGATCGCAGTACTCGAATCTTTCGAGAATTATGACTATACACACGAAGCTTCTTTTACGACTTATATGAGACGAGGTATCTTTAGACAGATATGCGATTATCTTAGACGAAATAAAACGATAGGTTTACCTCAAGCAGCTATCGAAAAACTTAAGAAGATTAATAAGGCCAAAGAACTTCTCGAGCGCCTTAACAAGCCGATTACGATCGAGGCTATATCCGATATCACCAACATCAAGGAACACAACGTAATCGAGATACTTAATACGCTCTCAGTCGAAGAGTTAGATCGATACTGTAACGATGGAGAAGGCGAGGTGTCGATCCTTGAACACGTCGAAGATAAACAAGCCTCAAAAGCATTCGACGACGTACTTGACGACATGGCTGAACCTACGATCGATATGTCGTGCTTAAGCGACCGCGAAAAGGAAGTCATTATACTACTCTACTACAAGAACCTATCCATACATCAAATAGCTAGACGATTACACCTTAAACTAAACTTAGTATCCGATGCTAAATCTAGAGCTCTCAAGAAATTAAGAAAGGCACTATCCCATGACAATCAACATTAGAAGACAACAACCGAACGAAGAACCTAATATTCTTATTGACCACGAGAATAATCGTGTCGTCATCGCATCGACATTCTATTTAAAAGCGATCGTGTACACCGTGATCGCCTTATTCTCCTTAATAGCTTACTTAATCATTTCTCTTATTATTAATATATAAAATACTAAAGGACTTAATTATGAAATATACTAAACAACAAAAAGTATTAATCAAAGAACTATTAGATAACTCTAATAATTACATTGAACAACCTCTTTTTAACGAAGAACATCCATACTATAATACTAATCTAGCTCGTAAATACTTATATCGATACCGAGACGCTAAGACAAATCTTAAACAGTCGAATGCTTTAACTAAACTCTATCAACAGGATATCTCACGTATCGACGATAGCGAGCTACAATCACTTCTCACTAAATACAAGCAAGAAGAGCTAGCTTCTCAGAAAGAATATATCGCCATTCAACAAGAAGTCATTACTACTATTAATAAGGTACCAGATGCCCGCTATAAGTTACTTCTCACAAACTACTACCTAAACGACATACCTCTCGTACAAATAGCCAGCAACTGGGAACAGTCTTATACACAGAATAGAGGATGTACCTTCCGAGCTATTAAATACATTCACGTCGAAGCCCTCAAGCAAGTATGTGAAGTATTACATGGAGGCAATAATGGATAACGAACTATTACTAATCATATTGTTCGTACTGTTAACGATGTACTTACCTATGATGATCATGTCGTTATATTAACGAACTACATAAGAACAACAAAGGCGGCCGAACACAAATCGACCGCCTCTTTTCATTTAATAGCTTCTTATATATCTCTTACTAATAATACATATATTAATATTAATAACAAACATCTTCCCCATATTTCCCCTTAACATCATAATATAATATTAGAAGGGTACAAAACATTTAAAATTTACCTCCTATTATTTATACCCTTAAAGAAGATGTCATAATTTTAGTCCTTTTCTAACATCTTTGATTAAAATTTACTACTGTAGAAAAAAGATACCCTCTAACGAGGGTTCTTTTTTTTGCCCTACTAACCAAACATATATTCGTAGTTAATATAACTACTATATATATACATTAAATACAACGAAAGAGGTGAGATCCATCGCCATTAAAGAAAACTCCAGAGGCAAACTTATTGTCGATGGATACACTTTAACACATAAACAAACTATCTTTTGTGAAGAATACGTGGCTAGTAATAAAGATGCTTATAAAGCCGCAGTAGAAGCGGGTTATAAATGCAAGACACGTAAAGCTGCCCTTAATATAGCCAGCGAAAACTTGGAAAAACCGGCCATTCAAGCTTATATAGCCGAATTAGAGCGTCGTATCAACAAAAGACACGAACAGCGTGTAGCAAGTATTGAAGATAGGAGAAACTTACTGACACAGTTTATCTATGACTTAGACATAAAAGCTACTGATCGTTTAAAGGCTCTCGATATCTTAAATAAGATGGATGCAGCTTATGAACAACGTATCAAGATGGATACGACGATAAATAATCCGGTTCAGTCTCTTACGACAGAAGAACTCCGATCCCTAATTGATAATAAACCAGATTAACTTTCCCTATGTATTTTTGAACTTATACGAACACATACGAACACTCGAAGGAGGTGATACGAATTCCTAAAGCAAGCCAATTGAGAATGACGCCAGAGCTCAAACGACATATCCAATATCAAGCGAAGCTAGAACTCGCTAGACGAGATTTCTTTGACTACTGTGAGTTGATGGCTCCAGACTTTTATAAACGGTCGCGGCCTTATCTTCTTCATTTAACAGCTACCTTACAACATTTCGTATCACAATCTTTAAAGAAAGTATTAATAGTATCAATGCCACCTCGTACCGGTAAATCTAGAACAGCTATTATGTTTACGGAATGGTACCTCGGTAAAGATCCGACACAAAAGATTATGACGGGATCCTATAACGAAACACTATCGACACAATTCGCTAAGTCAGTCAGAAATGCTATTCAAACGAATAAGGCCGATCCATTTACGCCAGTCTACTCCGATGTATTCCCCGGCACAAAGATTAAACAAGGTGATGCGGCTATGAATATGTGGTCTCTCGAAGGACATTATTCATCTTATCTTGCTACATCTCCTTCCGGTACGGCTACCGGTTTCGGATGTACCTTAATGATCATAGACGACGTTATTAAGAATGCTCTCGAGGCAAATAATCAACTTACGAAACAAGCTCACTTCGAATGGTTCACTAATACGATGTTATCTCGTTTAGAAGAGGGCGGCAAAATCATTATCATTATGACTCGCTGGGCTTCCGACGATTTAGCTGGTCGTATTATTAATCACTTCAAAGACGATGCCGAAGTCGTATCACTTAAAGCACTTCAAGACGACGGTACGATGTTATGTGACGAAGTACTCTCCCGTGAGTCATACGAAGAGAAAAAGAAATTAATATCGCCCGATATATTCTATGCTAACTATCAACAAGAACCAATCGATTTAAAAGGACAACTATACTCGTCCTTAAAAACATACGACGTTCTACCTCAATTCGAGAAGATACAATCTTACACAGATACAGCCGATACGGGTACCGATTATCTATGTTCGATTATATACGGCATCTATCAAAAAGAAGCTTATATTCTCGACGTTATATACACAAACGAACCGATGGAGATAACAGAGCCCTTAGTTGCAAAACATTTGTTCGATTATAAAGTTAATGAAGCGTACATCGAATCGAACAACGGCGGCCGAGGATTCTCACGTCAAATATCCCATTATTTAACAGATATACATAATACTAATTACACAACAATCATACCGTTCCATCAATCAAAGAATAAACAATCACGAATACTATCTAATGCAACATGGGTAATGGAACATATATACTTCCCGATAAACTGGCACAACAAATTCCCAGAGTTTTATAAAGCCATTACATCGTATCAACGAGAAGGTAAAAACCTACATGACGATGCTCCCGATGCTTTAACAGGCGTCGCCGAAAAGATTAATACACAAACTCCTATATTCTCATTCGATTAACTAAAGGATATCCAATGAATACTACCGAACAATGGATCGACATCATACGTCGCAATACAGGTATCTCGGAACAGCAATTCGTACAAGCCGAATACGAGAAATTCCTGTTCTCTAAAAAACGACGTAAGATGCTTTTATCACGACAATATTATTTAGGCAATCAACAAGAACCTAAGCATCTCGTATATACAGCTAAAGACACGATGCAAGATGCGTCCGGTATCATACCTAATAATAAAATCATTAATAACTTATTCGACGATCTAGTCGATCAAAAGACTAATTATCTATTATCACAACAGATCGATACACAAACTAACGACGATATCGACGTAACCGAATACTTTAATCCAAGCTTCCAGAATCTATTAAAGGAATTAGGCAAGGATGTATACCAATGCTCGATCGGTTATCTACATCCGTTTATCGACGAACAAGGCACGCTTTCCTTTAAACGCTTTAAACCAGAAAACGTTATACCGTTCTGGCACGACGAAGCACATAAACAACTCGATGCCTTTATTCATTTTTACGACGTCGAGATATACCAAAGCCCTTCTATTACGACGACCGAAACACACGTCGAATATTATCTACCGGAAGGCGTACATTATTATATTTACTCTAACGGTCAATTAGCTCCCGATACGTCCAAATTAAATACGGCGTATATCCATAAGAACGATATCTCTTACAACTGGACGTCCGTACCGTTAATCTGGTTTAAGCCTAACTCAGACGAGACATTCTTACTCGATCGTATTAAGACACTTCAAGATGCTCTCAATCAAATGATATCTAACTTTGCTAACGTGATGTCTCAAGACGTACATAATACGATCTTAGTACTTAAAGGATACGACGGCACTAATCTCGAAGAATTCCGACATAACTTAGCTAAACACGGCGTCATTAAAATATCCTCGACTCCGGAAGTACAAGGCGACGTCGAAGCATTAAACGTTAATGTCGATGCGACAAACTATACGACAATTATTAAAGAGCTAGAACGTGCGATCATTACGAATGGACGAGGCTTCGATGCTAAGGATGATCGTATGGCGAATAATCCAAACCAAATGAATATTAATTCGATGTACTCAGATATCGACCTCGACGCTAACGATCTCGAAGCGGAATTCCAAGCGTCGCTACATCATTTAGTGGACTTTATTAATGCCTATCGCTCCCTTAACAGTCTTCCGATTATCTCTTCTATTAACTTTATCTTTAATAGAGACTTACCGGTTAACCAACAAGATACGATTAATGCTATTAAAGATTCTGTCGGTATTCTATCTGAAAGAACTCTCGTAGCTAATCATCCGTTTACACTTAACGTCGACGAAGAACTCGAACAAATTAAAAAAGAACGACAAGAAACCTTAAATCAAGATTATACATACGAAGGTAACTAATCATGTATTGGGAAGATCGTTTTCTAAGCGATAAAGAACAAAGTATCCTCGATGCACAACAACAGTTTAATGAACTATCATCGATTACTGAATATGCGCTCGAGAAACAACTATCACAAATACAGTCGTTCTACCAGAAATATGCTAACAATAACGGCATAACACTACAAGAAGCCAAGAAACAATTAACGGCAAGAGAACTTAAAGCATTTAAGCTGACACTTAAGCAATATATCAAGCTGGCACAACAGAAGAACTTATCTCCTAAGCAGATTAAGCTCCTCGAGAACGCATCCATACGCTCACGCCTCTCACGCATTGAAGCGTTATGGATACATACACAACAATTTGCCGAAGAGATGGCCGCCGATACTAATACCCATTTAACAGATTTCCTACTTAAGCAATACCAATCAAGTTATTATAAAGCAGCCTATACTACACAATCACTCTTAGGTAAGTATCAAACATTCAGACAAGTACCTAAGAAACAGATATTAGCCACTATACAACAACCATGGAACGAACAAAACTTCTCCGATCGTATATGGCAACAAAAAGACGTTCTTATTAATAAGCTACGTCAAGAGATAACACGTTCCTTTATATCACAAGAATCATCGGAACGCACGACAGAACGTATATCACATACATTTAATACACAAATCTCTAACGTACGACGCTTAGTCGAAACGGAAACGGCATACGTTCAAGAATTAGCTCTACACGATTCCTTTAAGGAGTTAAACGTAAAAGAATACCAGATCTTAGCGACGCTCGATAAGCATACGTCCTCGATATGTCGTCACCTCGATAAACATGTCGTACCGTTATCCGATTATAAACCCGGTATAACGGCACCGCCATTTCATCCGTATTGTCGTTCGACGATGATACCGAACGTACCGCTTAACTCACGAGCATCCAGACCAGATCAAAAGACAAAGTACATACCCGATATGACTTATGAAGAGTGGAAGTCCGATTATTTAACCTAGTCGGCGCCACTCTTATTATATTGTCTTTTTAAATTTTGTAGACGATAAAGAACAAAATAAACTAATTAATTCAATGTGAGATGTGACTCACGATAATCAAACGAAATGTATTAATTTAAGGAGTTTCCCTCAATGACTAAAGAACAACTATTAGCACTCAACCTTTCCGAAGAACAATGCGCAACTATTCTTGAAGATTATGGTAAAAACTACGTATCTAAAGCTCAATTTAACGAGAAGAACGATGCATACAAGAGCGCTAAAAAAGAAATTGAAAACCTAACAAACGATATTAACACGTTATCTAAAGCTAACGAAGCGAACGAAGCATTACAATCTCAAATCAAAGAACTTCAAGACGCCGCAGCTAAAAGAGAAGCCGATTACGTCGAAAATATTAAGAACATGAAAATCGACACAGCCATCGCTAAAGAAGTACTGCAAGCCGGCGCTATGAATCAATCCATCTTAACAGGCTTATTAGATCGCTCTAAGATTACTTACGATAACGATACTATCACTGGTATTCAAGAACAAATTCAATCTTTAAAAGAATCTGATCCATATTTATTTAAACAAGATTCTATTAAAGGAGTTACACCAGGGGAACCTACACCTAAAACCGATAACGGTTTAACTAAAGAACAATTCAAAAAATTATCTTATCTCGATCGCGTTAAGTTACAAGAATCCGATCCCGATTTGTACGAAGAATTATCTCACTAATTAATTATAAGGAGACCATCTAACAATGGCAAACGAAACGAAATTAGCAAATATTATTAACCCTCAAGTTATGCAAGATATGGTATCTGCTGGCTTACCTAAAGCTTTGAAATTTACACAATTCGCAGCTGTTAACGAAGAACTTAAAGGCGTTCCTGGCGACACTGTAACAATTCCGGCATGGGCTTATATCGGTGCAGCCGAAGACGTAGCAGAAGGCGCTGAAGTAACGACTGCTACTATGTCCGCTTCTACTAAAACTGTTCAAATTAAAACAGCCGGTAAAGCTATCACATTGACAGATAAAGCAGTTAACTCTGGTCTAGGCGATCCTGTCGGCCAAGCTACTTATCAATTATCCTTGTCTATGGCCGATAAAATCGATAACGATGTATTAGCAGCTTTGGGTACTACTACTTTGGCAGCTACTTCTACTAAAGTTATTTCCTATGAAGGTGTTGTAGCAGCTGTCGATAAATTGAACGAAGAAGGCAACACAGACAAAGTATTGTTCGTAGCTCCTAGCCAAGTAACAACTTTACGTTTGGACCCTAACTTCATCGATCGCAATAAATATAATGCCGACGTAATGATGAACGGTGAAATTGGTATGATCGCTGGCTGTCGTGTCGTTGCATCTCGTCGTATCGATGACTCTAAAGCTACTATCGATAACTTCATCGTATGCTTGACTCCAGAAGTCGAAGACGGTACTCCAGCTCTTCCAGCTGTTACTATCTATACTAAAGCAGAAGCTAACCTCGAAACTGAACGTCATGCTAAAGCATTGTCTACTGATATCGTAGTATCTGCACATTATGCCGTAGGTTTGACTAACGAATCTAAAGTCGTAAAAGCAACTTTCAAAAAATAATATAGGTTAATATCATGGATCAAATAAAAGAACTAATACGATTCTCGACACATTTTAATGTAACTCCAGAATACGACAATGTTCTTCAGTATATCTATGATGCGGAACGGCAATATCTTCTTAATATCCTCAACCTAGAAGATTTGCCTTCCGAACTCTCTGGACTACTCGATAAAAGAGTAGCCGCAAGGTTTATCGACCACCATAAGGATTTGATTCTTAAAGAAGCCGATCTTCAACCAATTAAACGGCTTAAGGAAGGCGACACTGAAATAGAATTCGGCGGCGATAATACTTTATCATATCTATCTTCTCTTATTAGTAAATGGACTTCATTGGAAGGTACAGACATAACATGTTATCGAACATTAAAATGGTAGCTCGTCAACATTTCGAGCGTCTTTATCAAGATACATGTATTCTTACTGAACAACGAAAAGCTATTCAAGATCCTCTCACTGGCATAATTAAGAACGGCGAACTCGAGGCAGTTAGTTACCCTTGTCGAGTTTCATTTAAAACGCTTCAATCTAACGATATCGTTAATAAGCTACCATCGGCTTCGCAGACCGTAGTCTTATTTATTTCGCCCGATCTCGAGATTAAGCCAGGTACCGATATCGAAGTGATACGTAACGGTCGACACTTCGCATATACAGCTTCTTCTCAAGTGGCGTTATACGATACTCACCAGGAGATCCAATTAACGCTTAAGAGTAAACATAATGGCTAACGTTACAGTCGATCTTTCCGGTTTTGAAGAACTATTAAGAAGAACACAAGAGCTTCAAAATAACGTATCTTCATTAAACGAAGAGATCACCGATAACTTAGCACAACATTATTTAGCCGAAGCTATAGCGAATACACCAGTCGGAGCGATAGCGATATCGCCGGACGGTAAATACCGTTCCGAATCGGAACACATGAGACGATCCTGGGAAGCAGAACGTATTAACGATACTACCGTTAAGGTACAGAATTCAGCTTCCTATGCATCCTATGTAAATGACGGCCATCGACAACAACCAGGACGTTTTATCCCCGTATTAGGTAAACGTCTTACTAAGTCGTTTGTTAAAGGCTTACATATGCAAGAGAAGGCAGAAGCGGCTACGAGAAGAGCTTCAGATAAGATTATGAAGAACGCGCTCGACGACTACTTATCAACGTGGAGCAAATAATGAACTATATTAACGAAATCATCGACGGCATAGCTAAATCATTATTTAACAGTTTTAAATACCCGATTTATATAGACGAGATTAAATCAGATGCACAATTTCCTTGTTTCGTAATAGAGACACTTAATACAGAACAGAAGCATTTACTAGACATTCGTTATGAACGCAGAAATGACTTCGATATTATGTTCTTTATTTCAGACGACGACTATATCGAAGAGCAAAAGGTACAGATTAATCCCGTAACGGAGAGCTTATATTTCGACCTCGAATATATAACACTCTCTGACGGATCTCTCCTTAACGGTATCGATATGAGTCACCGTATAACGGACGGCATCCTACATTTTAAAGTCTCTTATGAATATCACATCTTAAAAGTGTTAGATAAAGATCCTATGCTTACATTAAATCAAAATCAAGAGGTAACAGATAATGCCAAGAACAAAGAAAACTGATGAAGTAGTATTGGAGAACACAGTGAACGAAGATACTGCTCCAGTACCTACTTTTAGCCCAGAAGTAATTATTGCTTCTGAACGTTTTAAACAATATGCCGACTTAATTGCCGCTGTCATCGAAGATCGTGAATACAGCATCGAGGAAGTTGAAGCTTTACTACAAGATACTCTTACTAAGCCTATCGTTGAAGTTTTCAACGATTAATTTTTTGAATAAAAGGAGAACTACTCTATGGCATTAGGTGGCGGCTACTGGCTATTTCAAAATAAAACATTGCCAGGTGCTTACATTAATTTCGTTTCCAAATTGAAACCATTCGCAGAAATCGTAGATCGCGGTTATGCTACAATGGCTCTTTCTCTTGATTGGGGCGAAACAGGCAAAATTATTCGTATCGAACAAGAAGAATTCCAAAAGGATTCCGTTAAAATCTTCGGTTACGATTATGCACACGAAAAAATGAAAGGTCTTCGTGATCTTTTCATCAATACTAAAACTTTATATCTATATCGCTTAAACTCCGACGCAGTTAAAGCACAATCTACTATCGCTACTGCTAAATGCGGTGGTGTACGCGGTAACGATATCGCTGTCGCTATTTCTGCCGACATTAACGATGCATCTAAATTCGTAGTAACTACTTACTTGAAAACTGATGGCGTCGTTAAGAAAGTCGACGAACAAACTGGTCTTTCTACACCGAAAGAACTCGTTAATAACGCATACGTAACATTCAACGAAATGTCCGCATTCACAGCTCAAGCAGCTACATACTTAAATGGTGGTACTAACGGTACATCTGTACAAGCATCCGACTATCAGAAGTATATTGAATTAATCGAACCATTCTATTTCAATGTATTAGGTTATACTGGCTCCGATACTACAATTCAAAACTTGTTTATCGCATTTGCTAAACGTACACGTGAAACGACAGGTCAAAAATTCCAAGTAGCACTTTATAACAATACTCGTGCTAATTATGAAGGCGTTATTTCCTTAGCTAACAAAGTAACAGATAGTGGTGCTGAACCTGGTGCTGGTGTCTACTGGTTAACTGGTGCAGAAGCATCTTGCCCGATTAATAAATCCTTGACTAATAAAATTTATGACGGCGAATACAACTTCAACGTGCAATATAAACAATATGAATTAGAACAATTCATTAAAGGTGGTCAAATCGTATTCCACAATGTAGCAGATTCTGCATCTGGCAACGTAAAAGGCAACACTCGTTTGTTATCCGATGTGAATACTTTCACTGAATTCTCTAAAGAACGTACTAAAGACTTCGCTCTTAACCAAGTCATTCGCGTCCTCGATAACTCCGCATACGATGTAGCTCGCTTATTTAACAATTATTATCTAGGTAAAACTCCTAATGATAAAGACGGTCGTATTGCTCTCTGGAACGATATCGTTAAATTATTTGAAGACTATGCTAAAGTACGTGCTATTAAAGAATTCGAATCCAAGGATGTAGAAATCCCGACAGAGGGCGACGAAAAAGGTTCTGTAGTCGTAAACTACGAAATCAACCCTACAGTCGCTATGGATAAATTGTACGCGACTTGCTACGTGAAATAAGGAGTACTAAATAATGGCACAAATGGCAACAGTTAAAAGCAATGAATTAGCTAAATCTCGTTTAGCTACTTGCTATACCGTTATCAACGGTAAACGTTATAGCGTTATGAACGCTAAAAAACTTGAGTATAAAATCGATATCGAAACTCAAGAATTCGGCGTGCTCGGTACTCTTATCGATCAAGCCGGTCAAACTAAAGTTAAAATCACTGGTAAATTATCTCAATTTGATAACGATCCGATCTTCCATGATTTAGCTATTAAATATGCGACTAAAGGCGAACAAACTTTCTTCGATATTTACGCTACTAACGAAGATCCGACTTCCGTAGGTAACATCGGTCGTCGTACTGTTATCTTAAAAGACTGTGTATTTAAAGGTGTTAATACTGTAGCATTCGATGTCGAAGGTAAATACCTCGAAAAAGAAATCGAATTTATTGCTGGCGGTATCGAATATCCAGAACAATTTAAACTTTCCGATAAAATGGAAGGCTAATAACTAACAGGGGGGCGTAAAGCTCCCCATATTTCTTATTCATTTAGGAGAATTTACCTATGTCTAATATCAATCAAATGTCTCTTCGCGGTTTCTTTAAAGACGGCGTTAAAAAGCCTAAAGAATTTGAAGTCGTTATTTCTGAACGTTTCGAAGAAAATGGCGAACCTATTAAATGGGTTATCAAACCATTAACAGGCCGCGAAATCGATTATATTCAAAATCAAGCTAATAAAGTATCTATCGTTAACGGCGTACCTACGACAGAAACTAACCAAGAAAAACTTAAAGAGCTTTTACTCGAAAAAACAGTTAAATATCCAGATCTTATGAATGCTGAATTACAAGATAACTACGGCGTACAATCTGCTAAAGATTTAGCTGGTGAAATGCTAACTGCTGGCGAATATAACTACTTATTCGAAGTGATTCAAAAATACGGTGGTCTTACTACTAAAGTTAACACGGTCGAAGAGTTAAAAAACTAATCCAGCATAGTGGAGAAGATGATGGCAATCCAGAATTTGCTATTTACCACTATGCTCTACAGAAATTACATATTAGACCGGGTGAATTTGACGAAATGAGTCTTCAAGAACGAAACTTTATTTTTGCTTCGATTTTAGCTCGAGTAGAAGCCGAGCAAAAAGCCGAAGAGAAAGCTAAGAATAAATAATGGCACAATTACAAAATACCATCACATTAGAGAATAAAGTTTCTCCAGCCCTCGATGAGATAGCTAAGTCTACGAATAAGGCGGCCGAAGATTTTAATAAATTATCTAACAGCATTAATAGATCTGGTGAATCAGCTGAAGCTGCTAAAGGTAGTATGATCGGTTTCCGTGAAGTATTTGCTGGCTCCATATTAGCTAACGTAGCAGTCGGGGCCGTAAATATGCTCACGGATTCTTTCCATAAGATGGTCAATACTTCTGAACAGTTTGCTAGTTTCGGTGCACGGTTAAATAATATTGCTGGTTCACAAGCCAGAGCAGCACAGTTAAACGACGAGATTTACGAATCTGCTCAACGTGCTCGTATGGGTTACGAAGATATGATGGAATCTGTCCTTCACTTATCGACAGCCGCTAAGAATATCTTCCCAGATCCACAAGAGGCACTTAAATTTAACGAGATCGTAAGTAAAGCATTCGTCGTTAACGGTGTACAAGGTGAAGCTGCTAAAAATGCTATGACGCAATTAACGCAAGCATTAACATCTGGCGTACTTCAAGGTGATGAATTTAGGTCTATTGCCGAACAAGCTCCTATCTTAGAACAGTATGTAGCTGATTATATGAAGGTACCTCGTGAGAACCTTAAGAAGTTAGCTTCCGAAGGTAAAATCACAGCCGATATCGTTCATAAAGCTATTATGGCGGCACAAGACGATGTCGATGCTAAATTTGCAGCTATGCCGCAAACGTTTAGCTCGCTCGGTACTCAAATCCATAATACGCTTATCAGATCGTTTCAGCCATTATTCGGTTTACTAACTAAGTTAGCTAATGCTCCCGAAGTTAAAGAATTTGTAGCCGGTATCGTTAACAATATTAAATTTATAGCTCCGATTATAACGGGCGTATTTAATGTAATTATCTTTAGTATTCGTAAGGTAATGGCATTCTTCCAACAACATGCCGCTGTCTTCGGTGTACTAAAAGCTGCTATGGCTGTCGTAGCTATCGGTGCTGGTCTATTAGCGGCCGAATATGCTGCTATGGGGATAGCTGCCGCATTTGCCGCGATCAAAACAGCCGTATTAAATTCTGCATTATTAGCATCACCGATTACATGGATTATACTCGGTATCGTAGCGTTAATTATTGTTATCTATCAATTAATTAATATGTACGAAGAATGGGCCGGTACTTCCGTTAGTGTTATCGGTGCTATAGCCGCATTATTTGCTGAGTTTGGTATACATGTAGCTAATATATTCGTTGGCTTATGGAACTATATAGCGGCGTTCGCTAATTTCTTTGCTAACGTATGGAAAGATCCATTAGGTGCTGTACAGAACTTATTTATCGATATATGGAATGCGATAGCTGGTTACGTAGCTAAAGCCGTTAATAATATCATCGATTCTATCAATAAGATCCCTGGTATGGATAAGATATTCGGTGGCGCAATAAGTCATGTAGACTCTTTACAGTTAGAACGTGTCGCTATTAATGGTGGCGAAACTACTATTATGGATCGTATGGACTATATCGATGCGTCTCCTTATGTCGATAGTGCTTATAACTGGGGCGCTGGAGTAGGTCAAGGTATATCAGACGGTATTAGTAATGCTATCGGTAGCTTAAATAATGATATTAAAATGCCGGGCGACGACAACAATGCTAATGCTAACGATAAACGCGATGCCGCAACACAAGCCGCTCAAGATACAGCTAAAAATACTGGTAAAACAGCTAAACATACTGAAAAAACTGCTAAAGCACTCCAATTAACAGCAGACGAAATTAAGAACCTTCACCGATCCGTTCAAAACGACGCTATTAAAGAATGGTCTAACAGAACGATCCATATTAATGTGACTAATAACAATAAGATCGATAAAGATGTTAATTACGGCGACTTTACTACTAACTTCGCTAACGGCTTAATCGAGACTGTTAAGAGAAATACCGCGGAGGCACTATAATGTACTATTTTTATTTAAATAATATGCAATTACCTCTTGCTCCAAAGTCATTAGATATTAACTATAACAACAAGAATGAGACCATCGATCTATTACAAACTGGCGAGGTAACGATTCCTAAGCCTATGGGTTTGACGGAATATTCCTTCGAAATTTTCTTGCCTAATAATAAGTATCCATTTAATCAATCCATACTTATGAAAAGTAAGAAGGCTGAGTACTACATGAATCAGTTGATCGAAATGAAGAAAGCTGGGAAGCCGATTAATTTTATTGTCGTTCGTATGAAACCGAATGGCGAAATGTTAAGTCAGCTTAATCAACGTGTAACGATCGAAGGTCTTTCACATAAAGAAAGTCATGATTACGGGTTCGATGCTTACCTCGATATCACGTTAAAAGAATGGCGTGATTATGGCACTAAGAAACTCGTAGTCGAAGAAAACAAAGATGGCACGGTTAGTACTGCTGTTAAGACAGAACGTCCTACCGATAAAGTACCAGATAAAGAAGTTAAATCGCCTAACGGGTTTAATAAAGCCACGTTACAGCGAATCGTAAAACAACAATTCGGCGACACAAATAATTTATTTAAAATCGCCGCTTTAAATAAAATCACAGTACCTTGCTTTTTAGGTGCTAATCAAGCGTTAACTATGTACAAAGAAGGGAAAACTGAAGACTTATGGAAGAATTTAATTCAGAAGTAAAACAAGCGCCTCTTTCTATTGACTATGAGTTAACCGTACTTAAAGGTAAAGAAATTCTATTATTGGATCCTCAAGACGGGGTTACGCTCGATCGTAGCCCTGATCTGGCTCCAGCTAAATTAACGTTTAAAGTATTCAAGGATAAGCTTTTGGATATACAAGAAGGCGACCTCGTTAACTTCAAGGTTAACGGTGAATTAGTCTTCGTCGGCTATATCTTTGAGAAACGTCGAAATAAAGATAACTTTATTAACGTAACAGCATACGATCAATGTCGTTACTTAAGCTCTGAAGCATACTATATCTTTAACAACGAAAAGAGTGCTTCTGAGTTAATCGTAGCGTTATCGGCCGACGTCGGTATTAAGCTCGGTACCGTTACTCCGACACAACCTAAGATATCGTATGTGTTCGATGGTACGACATATCGAGATATCTTCTTAACGATATTAACGTTAACATCGGGGCAATCTCCTAAAATACCGATTAAATCGACTCCGACTTTAGATCCGAGTCGTTATCGTGGTGGCTTTAGTGGCCTTAATAACGTATCGATGAGCGGTGAGAAAAAAGATCCTACAGAGCGATTAAACTCCTGGGGCAACGAAACCTCAGCTCAGTTACGTGAAGCCAATAAGAAGGATACTGATTCCGATATCGTAGCTCCGAATGGTAAATATTTCGAGAAAAACGATATTCAGTACTTAATGGATAATAAATACACTAAAGAGCAGGCCATAGCTGAATTATCTAAAACTGATAAGTATAAGAAAAAAGAAGAGAAGCCTAAATTACGTCGACCTTTATATATCGCTTATGACGATAACGGTGAATTAACTGTTAAAGAAATAAACGATATGGTAACGGATATCTTAATCGATTCCACTCAAGTAGGCGACTACGATTACATCTCTTCTATCGACAAGAATACATTTACACAGATTTTAGTAGTACGTGAAGCTAACGTTAACGATGGTGGCGTCGAAAAGAAACAGCACTGGAGAACTGGTGCAGCTTATGCTAAAGAACAGTCTAGAAAATGGGGCATACTTCAAAAAGTATTTAAACCTAAAGAAAAAGATATTAACGCTATCGATATGGCTAAGAAAGAACTTGAATTAACGGCTAAGAAAACTCATAGCTTACGTTTAAGTGACTGCTTAGGTCATACCGAGATACGACCTGGTTCTGGTGTATGGCTTAATTTCGATATTGGCGATCAAATCATTAATGAATTAGTGTACGTAGAATCTGTTACACATAAATTTAATAATCATAGACATCTTATGGACTTAGACATCATTTACTTCGATAAAGAAGTACCAGAAATTACGACTGAAGACTGGGGCGATGAAGCCGCTAGAAAACGTATCGAAGAGCTTAAAAAATCTAAATCTAAAGGTTCTTCTAAAGGTGGTACTACGACTGGTGCTGGTGCTACATCTTCCGCGGCCGTACAAAAAGGTCTAGATGCTGTACTCGGTACATCTTCTCCTTATGGTGATAATGGATGTGTCGATCGTGCTACGTTAGCTGGATCTTACTTCAACCCAATGTGTAAGGGTGCTTACGAAGCCGGTATTAAAGACGTACCAGGTCTTAAATCGTATGCAGAAGCTAATGGTTTACCAGCAGAACCTTATACTGGTCAAGCTAATGCTGGCGATATCTTAATTTATGACGGCGATGAACATGTCGTTATAGCCGACGGTAATGGTGGCTGTGTCGGTAATAGTACCGATGCCGGTCAAGTAATTCAGTATAGCGATGTTAATTATGCCTACCATAATGGCGTACCTCCGACTCATATTATTAGAACGGGTGTTAGATAATGCAAAATGATTATAACAGAATACTTAATACTATTAAGAATGTAGCGGTCGATGCTGTAGCTAGCACTAAACCGGCTACGATGTTAATCGGTATCGTCGTTTCTGTCGATCCACTACAAATAGCCTTAGACTCTCAGCTCATTATCCCGGCTGAACGTATTAAATTAACTAAAAATACGTGTGAGTGGACGATGGAAATGAGTGTCGACCATATCACCGAGAACCGAAGTGGTGGCGGTGGTTATGCTGAATTTGCTAGTCATAATCACGAGTATAAAGGTCGTAAAAAGTATCTAGTACATAACGGTCTTAAGGTCGGTGATGAAGTATGGTTATTTCAAGAGACAGGCGGTCAACGATATATCGCTATCGATCGTGTATTTAATCCGAATACGGGGTGTACTACTAAATAATGGCACTAACTCCTACATCAAGCAATAATCAAATAGATAGTAGCTTAGTCGTTACGAAACAAACGTCGAATACCTTCAGAGTTAGGTACGAAGACGATTATAAATTAATCGGTATGTGTGACGATATCGAAGCGATGGAGCAAGCTATTTTTAAAATCATTAATACAGAGCGTTATAAATATTTAATTTATGACTGGAACTACGGTATAGAATTAAGCGATTTAATCGGTGAACCTATACCGTATGTTTATGCTGAGATAGAACGTCGCATTAAGGAAGCCTTATTAGCCGACGACCGAATTAAAGAAGTAAAAGACTTTAGATTCTCTAACGAAGGCGGTTCTGTATTATGTTTATTCACAGCCATAACTATATATGGCGATATTAATAACATATCGAAAGAGGTGACGGCATATGTACGAAAATAAAACCTATGAAAATATATTAGCTGATGCCTTATATAGAACTGGTACTGAGTACGATAAACGACAAGGATCTATGATATATGATTCTCTCGCTCCGTTTTCTTTCGAGATGGCAGAAGCGTATATCATGGCTCAAGTTATCTTAAGACAAACGTATGCTAAAACAGCTGACCGAGCTTTCTTAGAATTAAGAGCCCTCGAATTTAATATTATCCCTCGTGAAGCTACGGCGGCCGAAGTTAAAGGTGTATTCGATCGAGCAGTCGATATCGGTACTCGGTTTAACTTTGAAGATCTTAACTTTAGAGTGACCGACGTAATCGATTTATCTAAAAACGAATTTAAATTAATCTGTGAGACACCTGGCGCTAAAGGTAACTACTGCATAGGCCGTATCACGCCTATTAATACGATCCCGGGTTTACAAAATGCCGAAATTAAAGAAGTATTAGTACCCGGCCAAGACGAAGAAGAAACAGAAGCCTTCCGGGAACGCTATATCCGAGCATTAAAATCTAAAGCTTATGGCGGTAATGGTGCTGACTATAAAGAAAAGGTACTCTCTGTTAACGGTACTGGTGGTTCTAAGATATACCGATGCTGGAACGGTGGCGGTACGGTTAAGGTCGTTATTATTAATAACGAATTTAATAAGCCCTCGCAAGAGCTCGTTAAAGAAGTACAGAACGTATTCGATCCGACACCTAATCAAGGAAAAGGGTATGGTTTAGCTCCGATCGGTCATACGGTTACTGTCGAAGCAGCCGAAGAAGTCGTTATTAACTATGAGATTCCGGTCGTTATGGCAGCCGGTCATGAACCGAACGAAATTAAAGAAGAACTTACTAAGAAGATCGAAGAACGTTTGAAAGTACGACGTAAAGAATGGACCACTCAAGACGAGACTCAATTCTTAACGGTAAGAACTTCTATTGTAACTTCCTTAGCTGTCGATTTAGATAAAGTAATCGATGTAGGCGATATTAAAATTAACGGTCAAAAAGTTAAGCGACTTGATTTACGTCCTAATCAAATCCCGAAACTCGGTACTGTTACATTAATTAAAGGTTAATCATCATGACTATATTTGATAATTATAAACGTATCATCGACCTATCCGAATTTGCTGTACCGGTATCTGGTGAGACTGCTGAAATGCAAGAGATATATAGAGTCGAAAGTATCGAAATGCAAGCTTTATGGAATACGATGGTCGAGATCTTTAGAGAACAGTTTATTATGACGGCAGAATCTCATGGCTTAACTCAATGGGAATCTATATTGGATATTGTACCCGAGGTGGACGATACAATTGACGACCGACGCTTTAATATCTTATTAGCGTTAGCCGGCCAACGGCCTTATACCGAAATTAAGCTACGAGAACTACTCGACGGTATCTGTGGCCCTGGTAACTATCGTATAGTCGAAGACTATAAGAACTATAACGTTCACTTTAAGGTATCGTTGGGCGTTAAAAAACAACGTGATGCTGTATCTAAGCTATTACGAGACTTAATCCCGATGAACCTTATCTATGATGTTGATTTATTGTATAACCGTCATATTGATTTGGCACGGTATACACATAAAGAACTCGCTCAATTTACTCATTTTGTATTAAACCAGGAGGTTTTACCTAAATAATGGCTACTTATACAAAGAATATTAACTTACTTAAACCAGCCGAACAAGAGAAATACGATGTAAACCTTCGTAATAATAACTGGGATAAAATCGATAAAGCTATCGGCGACACTAGCGATGCTATTAAAAAGCATAAAGAAGCTAACCCTATCGACCATCCAGATGGTAGTGTTACGACTCCGAAGCTACGCGATAAGAATGTTACGACTGAGAAACTAGCCGATAAATCTGTTACGGCTGCTAAATTAGCCGATGATATTAATATGAAGTTAGATAATAGCTATGTTAAGAAGTCTGGCGATAAAATGACAGGTCCTTTAGAGATAGATAAAAGCACCTATATTAGAATTAATAGAAAAAATGGATCAGGATTCCATACTATCTCTGACGGCGGAATGGATAGTGACGGTGGTGGAACTAACTTAGATTTAGGTAGTTACACTGCTACTAGAGAAAGTAACTTATGCTGTAGAAATAGACCTGGCTGGTTTGGCAAAGACGGACAACCAGTATTTAAACCTTTTATGACACTTCAAGATATTTCTGTTACTTATGGCAATATTCGTGACGGTCAGCAACTACCTATTCCAGATGGCTTCAACGAAAACGAATGTACATGGCTCTTATCTATGGACCAATCTAATGTCAATAGAATGTACTATGACATTGCTGAAGGCGGTGCTCGTAATATGCTTAATTATGAATGTTGGCGTAACGGAAGAACAGCACATGTAGGTGTTAGACTAAAAGGCTTAGATGGTGTTTCCCCAAGCTACGAAGGGAATTACATTAGCCTTGAAGGTAACGGTAAAGAATATTGGGTTCCTGGTACTGCTAACTACATCTGTATTGCTGTTAAAAGGAGCTAATAATGGAACAAATTAAACGAAAAGACGAAACATTATATATTGGCTCCGACTGGTCCAGAGTATACGAAATTAAAGGCATGGATCTTAAAGATGCTACCGCCGTATGTAAATTCCGTGATACGAGCGATAACTTATTGATCGAGGCCGAGTGCACGATACAAGATAATCGCATTTATCTAACCGTTAAATCTGCCCTTAGTCTTAAGATACCTAGAGGCGTTAAGCAAGGTAAATACGATATCTTCCTTATTGGCAAGACTTACACCTATAAGATCATGATGGGTTCTATTACATTTATTCCAGATGTTTCTATGCACTAGGAGATTGATATATGGATAAATTAGAAGTTATTACGATCGAACCGACCACTCCTAAAGTAGTCGATGTTACGATCCCGTCCTCTAACGTAATCGGTACTGGATATATTGCTGGTCCAGCTGGTCGAGATGGTCGAGATGGATTGACTGGTCCAGAAGGTCCTCGTGGTCCACAAGGCGAACCTGGCCCTAAAGGTGAACAAGGTCCTAAAGGCGATGCATTCACTTATGAAGACTTTACACCAGAGCAATTAGAAGCACTTAAAGGTCCTCGTGGTGCAGATGGTGATATTGGTCCAACGGGTCCACAAGGTAATACTGGCTTACAAGGTCCAAAAGGTGACCCAGGTAAAGATGGAAAACCATTTACTTACGATATGTTTACACAAGAACAATTAGAGGCTTTAAAAGGACCAAAAGGTGATACTGGTTTACAGGGGCCTAAAGGTGCTGACGGTAAACAAGGACCGAAGGGTGAACCATTCAGATTTGAAGATTTTACTCCAGAACAGCTTGAAAAATTAAAAGGACCAGCTGGTACTGGCGGTAATGTAGATTTATCAAATTATCCTACAAAAAAATATTGCGATACTACATATGCCACTAAAACTAATTTAAATGACTATATGAAGACAGCGTCGATTAGGGACACTTTTGTATCTAGAGTCTACGCAGATAATACATACGCTAAGAAAACAGATTTAAATGGCTACTTAATGACAGCGACGGCTAACAACACTTTTGTGTCTAGAGTCTATGCAGATAATACATATATTTCTAAAGCAAATGCTGAAACCTCTTATAGTAAAAAATCTGAACTAAATGACTATATAAAAAAATCTGAAATTAATCAATATACATCAAATATACAACTTACATCAGAACAGATTGAAAAATTAAAAGGCCCTAAAGGTGAACCTTTTAAATATTCTGACTTCACTCAAGACCAACTTAATGCACTTAAAGGGCCAAAAGGAGACAAGGGGGAGTCATTTAAATTTAGTGATTTTACTCCAGAACAACTAGCAGCACTTAAAGGTCCTAAAGGCGACCCAGGACTGCAAGGGCCTCCTGGTCCTCCTGGTAGTGGTGGCGGCACTGGTGGTGGAAACGTCGATTTATCGGCTTACGCTACTAAAAAAGAGTTAAATAATTATTTATCTAGAAATGATGCCAATAACCATTATGCTCAAAAAGGCTGGTCTGCTCAAACATTTGCTTATAAAGGTGATTTAGGTAGTTTTATTAGGAAGTCCGAAATAGCTCAGTATGCGTTAACACCTGGCGATGCCTCTACTCGTTACGTCAACAAAATAGAAGGACAATCCTTTGCTAAGAATGCAGATTTAGCTAATTACGTTCCTAAAGCTCAGTACGATAAAGATATGGAAGCTCTTAAGAAGCGTATAGCTGATTTAGAACACTTATAGGAGTTAAATAATGAATAATATTAGATTCGGCGGCATCCCTTATCTACATCTCGATGTGTATCAAGGCCATGATCATGTGTTTAATATTCAAATCGAAGATGACAGCACTAAGGAAATAATCCGCTACCAAGAAGGAACGTTGACTTGTAAGGTACGTCGCAATAATCCTCAAGGCGGCGTCGTCCTTACGTTAACTCCAGTATTTAATAACGATACGAATTGTATTGACTTATCTATTAATAGTGAAGATACATCGACTATTATTTTTTCTTACGACAATGTAAGTGAGGAAGTATTTTACTACGATATTCGTCTCGATCACGACGAGAAAGATGAAGTCGTTTGTTACGGTGATATCACTATGAAAGCTGGGTGCAGTCAATGATCAAATTAAATCGAGGCCACGACAAAAACATTGTTTTATCTAAAGAGGCTTTAAAGGAAATCCGAGGCTTATCTGCATACGAAATAGCTAAACAAGAAGGCTTTACTGGTACCGTCGATGAATGGTTAGCATCGCTTAAAGGTGCTAAGGGCGATAAGGGCGATACCTTTACATTATCAGATCTGACTCAAGATGAACTAGCTAAAATAAAAGGACCTCGTGGTGAAACTGGTTATACTGGTCCACAAGGCCCTCGTGGCGAAGCCGGGCCGAAAGGTGACAGAGGCGATGTCGGTCCTAAAGGCGATATCGGCTTAACTGGTCCTAAAGGCGAACAAGGTATTCAAGGCGTACAAGGTTCTCGTGGTGAACAAGGTCCTCGTGGTATTCAAGGTAAAGACGGTAAATCTTTTACGTTAAGTCATACGTACTCTACGGTCGAAAAAATGAATGCCGACGCCGACAATATCAATGAAGATGAATTTGTCGCTATTACCGATGGTCATATCTTCATGAAGGATAATGGCGTACTTATCGAAGTATTAAATATCCGTGGTCCTCAAGGTATTCAAGGTGAACAAGGTATTCGTGGTGAAGTCGGTCCTATTGGTGCTACCGGTTCTAAAGGTGAACAGGGCCCTAAAGGCGATCCACTTAAATTTACCGACTTAACCGAAGAACAGATTAACGCTCTCAAGGGTCCTCGTGGCGAAAAGGGTCCGCAAGGACCCGAAGGTCCTCGTGGTTTACAAGGTCCAGAAGGTCAACGTGGCGTACAAGGTGAAAGAGGTCCAGTTGGTCCTCAAGGTATCCCGGGTCTAACTGGTCCAGAAGGCCAAAAGGGCGATAAGGGCGAAACTGGTCCTATCGGTCGAGCTTTCACATATAGTGACTTCACTCCGGAACAACTTAAAGGTTTAACCGGACCTAAAGGTGATCGTGGTGAGAAGGGTGACCGTGGTGAAGGTTTCGATATCTATAAAACGTATCCCTCTTTAACTGCTATGAATAACGACGTCGATAATATTCCGTTAAATAAATTAGTTATGATTAGTAGCTCCGTTAACGACGAAGATAATGCTAAAGTGTATATAAAAGAAGCTACCGGCCTCAAATTCTTCATCGACCTAAGTGGTGCTCAAGGTATTCAGGGGCCTAAAGGCCCGGCCGGTCCGCAAGGCAAACCTTTCTTATATAGCGATTTTACAGCAGCTCAACTTAACAGCCTCAAAGGCCCTAAAGGTGATACTGGTTTACGTGGCCCACAGGGCCCACAGGGTGAACAAGGTGTTCGTGGCGAAACTGGTCCACAAGGTCCTATTGGCCGAGCATTTACGTATAGCGACTTTACTCAAACGCAGTTGGAAGCGTTAAGAGGTCCACAAGGTATTCAAGGTGCTCAAGGTATTCAAGGTATAGCTGGTCCAATCGGTCCTCAAGGTAAGGGCGGTTTAACTCCAGAAATTGCTTTTACTCTCGAAGAAAATGGCGATTTATATGTCGATATTAGTTACAAGGAGCGTACATAATGGCAAAAATTAGATTAGGTAATCTTAAAGGTCCTAAAGGCGACAAAGGCGATCCAGGGCCTCGTGGTCCTCAAGGCATTCAAGGACCTCCTGGTACTGCTGAAAATATCGACCTTACTCCTTTTGTTAAGAAAACCGAGAATACGACTCTTACCGGCCAGTATACGTTTACTAACAATACGCCGATTAAGCTTAATGGCTATAATGTAGTCTCCGAAAATAATCGTATTTTATTTAAAAACGCATCCAATAATAACGTGTTTGCTTTCGATGCCGATACAATTACACATAACGATAAGTCTTTATTAACACAAGATAAGGCTAATACGTTATATGCTCCGATTGGTGATTATGCATTAAGAACAGCACTTAATTCGTATGCTACTAAGACAGATTTAAATAATTATGTGACTACAGTAAATGCGGCTAACGCTTATGCTAAAAAGACCGATCTTAATGGTTATGCTACTACAGCTAATTTAAATAATTATTTGACGACTTCTAATGCATCTACTACTTATTTAAATAAAACAGATGCGGCTAACGCTTATGCTAAAAAGACTGATTTAAGTGGTTACGCGGCAAGCTCTACTTTATCTAACTATGTAACGACAGCTAACGCAAATAGCACTTACTTATCTAAATCCGATGCTGAAAGTACTTACGCTAAGAAAACCGACGTCGGTAACGGTTTAACTCTTGCTCAAGCTAACGATGCTTATGTATCTAAGGCTGGTACTAATAACGTAACCGGTACGATTAACATTAGCCAAACAGCCGGCCTTACCTTAGCTAACCATATCTTAGAGTCTAACCCGACCAACCTCGTTATTAAGAATAAAGCTAACCAACCTATACTTACGGTATATCCTTCCGTAGCCTACCTTAACGGTCGTGAAGTACTTAATCAGTTTAAGGCCGACCAGTTGTATGCTCCTAAAAATGCATTAAGCAATTATGTAACGACTAGCCAATATAATAACGATATGAACTCACTCTTAACAGCATTAAGAAACGTTAATAATTAAGGAGAATACTATATGGCAATACAAGATTTAATTAATGAAGTAAATAGTATTCAAACTAAAAAACAAGCTATTAAAGAAGCTATTACATCTAAAGGTGTAACGTCCGAAGGTAAATTAAGCAAGTTTGCCGACGAGATTAAGAAAATCTCATCTAGTGAACCATACTGGTACATGATTAATCGTATTCGTCATGATAATGGCAACGAAGGCGTATGTATTCGTACTAATAATTTTAATAGAGCTGTTGATAGAATAACACAGTTAACGAGTCAAGGCGGTGGACGATATCAGAGTGGATCTTCTTACACTAGAGCTATTGCTGAAAGCAATTTTACTATGATTACAGCCGACGAAAAATCTGTTGCTAAACCATGTAGAATGATAACGACTCGTAAAGACGATAATATCGATTTTGGTTTATCGAAAGATAACTTTAGTATAGATTTTAATAATTATAATGTTTCCTTTAAAAATATCGCTTCTAAAAGCTTTTCTAAAGATTTTAAACAAAGCTATTTGATCAATAATAGTGCATTACTTATACGATGTACAACTGTATTAAAGAATGGCGTATATAACCCGATTAGTAAGGTAGAAAATTTACTCGGTTCTTCGACTAACGCTAAAGATTATACGATTAAAATGACTGGCTCTAATGCATACGATTCTAACGTAAAGCTTACACCGATCGACAGTGCTACATTTCTTAAAGCGGCTTCTTATAGAGAAACGACGATAACTGGTTCATTTTACGAAGTAGGCTCTCGACGTTCAGGATCATTTAGATTAGTACCAACATACGGCTATAACGATTATCAACGAGCTTTTGCTAATACGACACTCGATTATGGTCACTACATGTTTTTAGAGTGTTCTAGTTTAGATATAAACATAAAAATCGTATTTGTCGGCATAAGTGAAGCGTTAGATCAAGATAGTAATGCTAACAAAGTAGTCGAAGTCTATACGTATACAAATAAAAGAGTATATCAAGGAATATATGATGATACGGTAACTCTTGAAGACAGTTCTGGTATTAATTTTTATATAGGAGAAACCTACGACCTATACATTAACTTCTCCGACAATGGTCAAAAATACCTATTAAACAACCTTAAAAACGATTCATATGCTTCTAGTAAAGACGGCAAAACTATCGATACTATTAAATCTATATATAATAGTAACTTTATGAGTGGTAAAGATGCGTTAATAGAGTTTAATGCTAAAAAAGCTCCGGCTGGTCAAACGAATCCTAGTCAAGCACTTAATTTATTTAAAAAAGTCCAAGCATCTGGCAGTAATCGTGTTTCTTATAACGACACTAACTATCGCGCCTGTCCTGTTGATACTATCTTATCTAAATCTATGTCGAACAATAGTATAACCGGTTTTATTAGACTTAACGATAATTCTAGTACGATGTTCCCGATCACGCTAGAAAAAGCTACTAACGAAATTAAGTCTAATAGCAGCCTTAACTTTAATAATTTTAAAGTTGGCAATGCAATAGCTATTGCGCCTAACGGTATCCCGAATAAGAATAATCGTATGATAATATTCGTTAATACTTACGAGAACAATACAAATAATATCGAGTGTTTTTATATTAAAAAAGGTAACGACTATATCACGAACGACTGGTTAAGTAGTAGCGAAAATAAAACTCAATTATATATTTCGACTGACGGCGTATCTCAAACATATATTAAGAATAAACCGTTAACAGATATCTGGACTGAAATTAATAACTTACCTAAAGAAACTTATAGTACTTACAACAATTAATAAGGAGACTCTATGACGACAGCAGAAATTATAATGGCGGTTATCGGTATCGCAACGTTGATCGGTGGTTTTTTTAAAGCGATTCATGCTGTCGAAGAAAGCCAGGCCGACAGAAAAGCTTTCGAAAAGCGAATCGTTACGATGCTCGATAATATCGCCGTACAATACCAAGAACTGCAAAAACAGATCGAAGCTTCGAGAGATGACAGAAGAGCCCTCGATCGTAGGATCTCAATCGTAGAGGAATCTGCTAAGTTGAGTCATACACGTATCGATAGCTTAACTGATAAACTCGAAAAGTTACAAGATAAAATTAAATAAAAACTATTAATAGGAGCCTCTTATAAGGGGCTCCTTTTATAACGAGGTTATGTATGATCGATAATAACAAATTACAAGCTATCGTACAGATATTAGCTGTCGGCGGCTTAGTTATCGCTCTTATCATGTCGATACTATACGACCGAACAGAATTATCGACGAATATAGCTTCTGGTCTAGTCGGCTTCATTGGTGGAGCCGCTGTTATACGTAAAGGAGAAGACAAATGGCATTAGGCGATTTAAGTGCATTATACGAATCGAACGGCGATCCTGGCTGTGTAAGCTCTGGAGCCGGTGATTTAGGCGGTATTAGTTACGGTGCATACCAACTGGCCAGCGCAGCCGGTAGTGTCGATGCTTTCATTGAATGGGGTATCGATTACGGTGCGTATTACCGAGATTATGCAAATAGTTTAAATCAGTACGACGTTAATAGTGATGCTTTTATTAGCCAGTGGAAGTCTTTAGCGTCAGCTGATCCTCAAGGCTTCTTACAAATGCAACACGATTATATTAAATCTGAATACTACGATAAAGCATGTCGATATTTAGCTAATAATGGACTGCATGCCGACAAACATTCCGAGGCGTTACAAGACGTGATCTGGTCTAGAGCCGTACAATATGGCCCGGGCAACGTAGTCGATTTATTTAACGAAGCATTAACGTATGTACCAGGTTATACAGAAGAATGGAATTTATCCTGGGTCGATGCATTACGTTTTGACTATGATTTAATCGTCGGTATCTACGAATCGAATAAATCTAGCGAATGGATATCCTCTTCGCTAAGCTACGACGTACGACAAGGTGTCTATAACCGTATGGATTCTGAAAAACAAGAAGCACTTACTATGTTTACTAAGGAGATTAACTAATGAACACTTTAACTAAAAACATCATTAACGACGCTATCGAATTGGCTAAAGTAAATGCTGTAAACGTATTAAAAGGCCTTAAATTCGACGATATTAAATCTCTCGTCGAAGCAGAAATGGCTAGTATCATTAAGCCACTCGAGGACGAAATTAAGACGACTACTTCTTACTGGGTTAAGATCCGTAACCGTATCTATATCACAGTATTAAATAATAGTATTAACAGCATCGTTAATAGTATTCAAAAAAAGATTAGAGAACTATAATTAATTAAGCCCTGGCTCAATAGCCGGGGCTTTTCTTTTTGTCTTCATTATGCTATTATGAAGAAAACGTGAAGTTTTATTTGTAGGGGGTATATTATGAAAAATGTATTGTTATGGATACTTTGTGCTATAATGTTTATATTTTCACTAGCTATCACTCATGGGTTATCTATATTTATTCTTATTATATTTTTGCTCATAGAATTTTTTAAAAGACCAAAAAAAACAACTAATAATGTATTTACTGACGACTTCGGATTAATTGAAAGAAAAAATGAAGATCTGCAAAATGAACATGAAAAATATATTTTTAAAATTTTTAATATAATTCAAACAGTTTTTAATGATCGTGGGCTATACTCAGAAACTGAAAATAGTATATTAACTTTTGATATAACTGAAAAAACTCATAATTGTGCATATATTGTATTTGCTAGGAAAATTCCAAAAGATATAGCGACTAAAGAATATCCTTATGTTATTGCTTCACAATGTTGTATGCCTATACCAAAAAGTAGGCGTCCATACTATACAAGATTTTGTTGCGCTACTAATGAAAAGATGAAGAAAATGAATATGCAATATATTTCATTTTGCATTGAGTACTTCGATGGAAAGCCATATTGTTCTGTACGTTTTTCAATAACAGACATTAAGGGATTTTATAATAAAATTATGGAGGCCAATCCAAAACATGAATATCTTGGAGAAAGAATTTTTGGACTTTATGATTTGTTACAAGAAGCCTTGAATGAGTATACTGATGAATATGAATCATAGCAATTTCCCCTTATATTTCCCCTTAAAAAGTATAGGAGCTATTTATATAGATATATATTGTATATATTAATAGATGGTTCCTCATCTCCACCAAATAAAAAGCATGCTTTTATCAAAATAGTCTATGCTTACAAATAAATATGTAACTTTTCGGCTATAATAGATATAGAGTAGTCGATTTAGTGGTTTTAAAAACTATCTAGGTGGATTCTTAGGTAGTTTTTTTATATATAAGATTAAATATAATATTAATTTATATAGAGAATTGCAAAGGTGATAAGTCGTGGAAATTTTACTCGTGTCCTATTTGGCAGGAACAAAAAGTATAACCAAAAAGTATCTTTCAAAAATGGTTTCTAATAAAATAATTTTTATTCCTACGGCTGGAAATGTCGAGCCCTATACAGGATTTATTGATGAAGGAATTGAGATGTTAAAATCTTTAGGGTATGAATTAGAAATTATTGATATTTCTAAATTTGATGAAGATTATTTAAAGGATAGGTTTTTAAAGACAGAATGCATTTGTATATCTGGTGGGAATACTTTTTATTTACTACAAGAGTTAAAAAAGAAAAATCTAGTAGACGTACTTTTCAAGAGAATCAAAGAAGGCTTATTGTATATTGGAGAGTCTGCTGGAGCGATTATTATGTCTAAAAGTATTGAATACAATCAGATAATGGATGATAAAAGTATAGCTTCTGAATTAGATAATTATGGAGGTTTGAATGTATTTGATCATTATGTTCTTCCTCATATAGGAGAATATCCATTTGAAGAAACTGCTCAGAAAACATTAGATATTTATCAAGATAAGATACCGTTAGTGCCAATAAACAATAAAGAAGCAATCTTAGTGGATAATAATGGTTATACTGTATTAAATGAAAGTAAAAAGTAAATAAGGGTTTATTACTTTATATTTCAAAGTTATAAGTGCTCATATTTTAATATATATAGTCAATAATTTTTATCGCTTTGATTGTACACAATGAATATGAATTTAATCAGATTTTATCTATGTTTTATAAAGATGGAAGGGTATCGAAAAAATTGACTTTGTCTATAGAATCCTGTAAAATATATAAAGATATTTATGTAATTATGACACATAGATGATTAGTTTCGTGTAAAGGAGTACAGATAATGAAGTTCCGTTATTCCCGT